CTAGTCCTCTAAAAAAAAGCGAACCTCAGGCGGAATCCCGATTCGCAAATAATAACTTGTTACAGCTTCGTCCTGATCCGGCAATATACCTGATGAAAGGAGCTTTACAGCAAATAAATTAGCCTGGCGTTCTAGCTTGCCCGGGCTGAAAAAGGAGTGCTCCTCCAGAAAAAAACGGTTAATACCTTTGTGAAGACGGTCATGCCCCAGCTCATGTGCACAAACAAACCGCTGCCACTCTGCAGGAAGCCCGTTATGAATGACGATAAATCTTCTTCTCAGCTTACGGTAATATAATCCCTTTGTCCCCGTCCCCAGATCCATAAAACGGATATGAATACCCATTGCATCAGCCAGCTCGAACGGGTTGTTAGTCTTATATTTTTTAATCAGATTGTTAATTAACTCATCCATATTGTTCACCCGCAGCATGTAAAAGTAAGTTTATTGTCCCTGACTAGTTATTCGTACCTGAGTGATCCGTGTTATCCGAAGCGGAGCCGGATTTCTTCCGTTTGTTCATCTGCTTGGCCTCCCAGAACAGGCCGGTCAGCACATCCTTAATCCGCTGTTTATCCTCTTTGTTCAGCGGAATCCCGTCAAACATCAGTTCCCCGTCATCCTCCAGCATTATACGAAAATCCCGCTTATCCTTGCTTGTTGCCCACCCGGGAACCGGGTTCTCATTCCTGCTAGCGCCATGCTCCCGCAGATAACCGGCCTCAGCCATTAACTGATCATAGGATACTCCTGTTGCATCTGCAATTTTGCGAAGCGTAGCCGGCTTGGGAACACCCCGTAATCCATTCTCAATCCTTGAAATTTGTGAACCGCTTATACCGGCTAAGCCAGCCAACTGATTAATGCTTAATCCCTTTGCTTCACGGATTTGCTTTAGATATCCTCCAAATGTATCAGTCATCGTACATCACTCCTTATCCCCTAAATACATAAGCTTGTTGCTAATAATATAAACCATTATTGCCAAAAGGTAAACAACATAGTCTAATACATTGCCAAAAAGCAAGGGAGAGGGAGCATGACTCCTGTTATTACCTTAAAATGAACGAATACGGAATTTTACGTTGGAATCTGAAGATGGTATATTATAGGAAAATACGAACAAAATACGAACAAGAAGAATTTTAGCATACTTTCCGTAAAATTGCAGCCGCTAATTGAAAAATCATTTATCCTCAAAGGAGTGCATACAACTATGAACCTTTCTACGCTACCTGAATTGAACCGTCGCCGGACACAGATTACTATAGAAGATATGCTGGAGAAGTACCGGATTTTTAGAACAGTGACTTTTGAAGCAAAGGAAGCAGGAATTACTTATTCATACACCGAGAGATTTCACGGCGCAACGAATAAGATCACTGACCAGACTGCGGCGATTGCCGCACACAACGTCGATGTGCCAGCCGCCAGAAGAGCCTACTGTGATGCAATGGATAGTGTAGTGGACAGGCTGGCGCCCAGAGAGCAACGGCTGGTACGTGAGCGTTATATGAGAAGAGACGAGGTTTACGACTACACCATCTATAACCATGTATTTGATCCGCCGGTCAGCAAGGACACCTACGTGAAGATACGGTCCAAAGCTTTTTATAAAATGGCACTTGCATTAGCAGACCTTGAGCTGCTGTCTTTGGATTCATTGCTGAAATCCGAGGCATCCGTTAACAGTGGTCCGGCGGAGAATGCAGAACTGACCTTCAGGTAAGTACAGCAAATGTGTAAATTGCATCGTCTCCAGAGACGGTGCTTTTTTTTGTATGAAGACATAAAGGTAGCTGAAGATATCCATACCTATAGATGCTTAAAACGGAGAAATTTGCTGCCTGCTTTTAACCTCCCTGAAACCTCCCGGTGGCAGCTCAAAGCTATCCTTAAATCAGGCGGAATACCGGCTTCATGCGGAAATAAAGGGAGTATGATTATAACATGGCAAATGAAGCAAAAAGACACCGCAGGAGCATGAATGCTCCACTATAAACCTTACCGGTTAGCGGTTTAAGGGACAATGAAGCGGTGAAAGCTCTTTTGATCAGAGGCCATATTTTGCAGCGGATATTATCCATTACCGGATAATATCCGTTTTTAATTCCGCAGACAGAAGGAGTGAGCGTACCGGCAATGCTTAACAGAAGAGGGTGACAAAGATGAAAATGGTACAACGGCTGCGGGAGCATATTACGGCTGCACTGAATACAGCTTATCCCGGGCTGCCTGTGCATGTTGCCGGGGAAAAACCTCAGGCAGCCTACTTTAGGCTGGAGCTGATCTCGGCTGTCTATGACCGGCAGCGGGAGGGCAGGTACATGGCAGTCTACAAGATGGGTATCCGCTATGAGCAGGGAGGTCAGCTGGATTCAGAGGAACTGGCTGACGGTCTCTGTGAGGCGCTGGCTGTTCAGAGTCATGATGAACCTGCTTTCCGTGTAATGAGACAAGCCTGGGAAGCCGGGAAAGACGGCAGCGGGCCCGTGTTCACGGTTGACTACATGCTCTATTTACAGAAGCAGGAGCAGGGACAGACGGATACCGTGTTTATGGGGCAGCTATCGGAAGGAGCATATGTGAAATGAATTCGAATGAAGCGGAGCTGAGCAGGTTCGGCAAAAAGCAGATGATGAGCTCGTCCCTATTTTCACCGCAAGAAAAAGATGTGCTTGATGTGGTACTGCAGGATGGAATTGGATACTCGCTGGATGAGGCAAAGGAATGTATTAAGCTTTTTTTAACTAAGGAGGTTTTCTAATGGCTGGAGGAACATGGACAACACAAAATAAGGTGCGGCCCGGGGTATACGTAAATGTAGCCACAAGCGGAAGCATTACAGGTAAAATGGGGGACCGCGGCATCACAGCCCTGGCGCTTACACTGCCTTGGGGGCAATCCGGAGCTATTGTAAAGCTCACCCCGCAGGATGATTTCAGCCGGCTGCTGGGTTATGACCTGGCAGAACCTGTACTGCTCCCGGTAAGGGAAGCACTGAAGCGTGCAGGAACCCTGCTGCTCTACCGCCTGAATGAAGGGGTCAAGTCAGGAGTGAGCAGTAACGGGCTGCAGGCAACAGCCAAGTTCGGCGGGGAGCGCGGAAATGATCTTACCGTGGTTGTTGAGAAGAATATTGAAGACAATGCGCTGTTTGATGTGAAAACACTGCTTGGCAAGGCTGAAGTGGATAAGCAGACAGTGGCTGATGCAGCTGAGCTGAAAGAAAATGAGTATCTGCTGTTTAAGGCCAACGGTCCGGAGACGCTGACCCTCTCAGCCGGAATGCCTTTGACTGGCGGTGAGAACGGTACAGTAAATGGTGCACAGCACAGTGATTTTCTCGCTGCGCTTGAGGTTCAGGATTTCCAGACCGTCGGGCTGCTGTCACAGGATAACACGCTAAAAGCACTCTATACCTCTTATGTAAAACGTCTGCGGGATACGGAGGGCAAAAAGGTACAGGCCGTTCTGTCTGACTATCCTGCGGCTGACCATGAAGGCATTATCAGTGTGGCTAATGGTGTCGTTCTGGCTGATGGTACTGTTATTGATAAAACTACAGCAGTAGCCTGGGTGGCCGGTGCTGTAGCTGGTGCGGCAGTTAATGAATCGCTGACTTATCAGTCTTACGATGATGCGGCTGATGCCGATGTCCGGCTCAGCCATTCCGGAACGGTAGCGGCGCTGACAGAAGGGCAACTGCTCTTTACGTATAGCAGCGGCCGTGCGGTAGTCGAGCAGGACATCAACAGCTTCACTTCTTTTTCACCGGATAAGGGGAAGGTTTTCTCCAAAAACCGTGTTGTGCGCGTGCTTGATGGGATTGCCGGTGATTTGAAGCGTATTTTCGAACAAAACTTTATTGGCAAGGTTGCCAACAATGAGGATGGCCGGGCATTGTTCTGGGCCCAGTGTGTCACCTATATGAATGATCTGCAGGCGCTGGGTGCTATCGACAGCTTCAATTCACAGAGCGATATTGTGGTATCTGCAGGTGCTGACAGTGACAGCGTTGTTCTGGAGGTTGCTGTGAAGCCGGTGGATTCCGTAGAAAAAGTATATATGAAAGTGAAGGTGGTTTAAGATGGCATTTCTAAAAGCTAGTGATACCCTCTCCGGCCAGGAAGGCCGCGCATATGCCAAGATTGGCTCCCAGGTGGAGGAAATGTTCTACGTGAAGACACTGGAAGCGACAGTGGAGAAGCAGAAGGCAGAAGTGAAGACGCTGGGCCGCCGCGGGGTGCAGCATAAGGCGACCGGTTGGTCGGGCAGCGGGACTATGACGATTTTTTATATGACCAGCCGTTTCCGGCAGATGATGCTGGAATATATGAAAACAGGCGTGGACCAGTATTTCGATATTGAAGTCACGAATGAGGACCCCTCGTCCAGTGTGGGGGCCCAGCGGATTATTCTGAAGGGCGTTAATCTGGACAGCGTAATTATGGCCTCCCTGGATACCGAATCAGATGCACTTGAGGAAGAGGTGAGCTTTACCTTTGAGGATGTAGAGCTGGCACAATCCTTTAGTCCTCCGGCGGGCTCCAGCCTGTAATAGACGGACAGGGACAGATTTTAATCAGGGTGTAAGCATAACAGGCCCGGGCGCAATAGCAGGCGGCGGGTCTCTGCTTACTCTGCACAAACCATTAGGAGGAACGAAAATGAGCGAATTAAGTATGTTTTTTGCGCAAAATGCGGCGTGTGACACAACAGATGAGTTTGTCGTGTCCCAGCGTTTTAAGGATAAAGAGGGGACTGCTGTAGCCTGGAAGCTGCGCAGTATGACCGAGGATGAGAACCAGGATTGCCGTAAAGCCGCCACCCGTAAGGTGAAGGGGAAAAACGGCGCCTATACCTCTGAAATCGACCCTAACGATTACATGGCCAAGCTCATGACCGCAAGCGTCGTGCATCCCGATCTGAAAAATGCCGAGCTGCAGCGCTCCTACGGGGTGATGGGCGCGGAGGCGCTGCTGCGGAAAATGCTGCTTCCGGGTGAATTCGCTGCGCTCGGTGAACGGGTGCAGGCGCTGAACGGCTTTGGTACGGATATGAACGAGCTGGTGGACGAAGTAAAAAACTGATTAACGGGGGCGATAGTGAGGCTAATCTGGCCTACTACGCCCTCCATGAGCTTCATATTTTGCCGCATGAGCTGATGAAGCTGTCTGCGCGTGAGCGGGCGGCGGTGTATGCGATGATTGCTGTGCGGGTGGAGCACGAGAAGAAAGAGCAGGCAAGAAGCAGGGCAAGAAAAAGATAAGGAGGTGAACGAATGAAAGTGGATTCATCTAAGGCGGTAATGCTTCCGGTGAAGTCTCTTACGGTCTGGAGGTCTGTTCAAAAGCAGTGCCTGCGTATGAACAGTAACCTTGAACTTGTCAACCGTTCTGTCAAAGGCTTTCAGGCAGCTGTGAAAAGGTCAGCAGATGGGATGAGCCGGTCTATGGACAGCCTGCACCAGGCATTGCAGGACATCAATGAAACTTTACTGGAAGGGTTTAAGCATGTACCACCAAAGGTAGAGGTATCTAAAGGTCTTATGATGATGCAAGGTCAGCAGGCGGGTCAAGGGCAGCAGTTGGCCTTGCGTGCATTAAATACTTCACGTCCGGCCGTGACCGGAAAGTGGGTGGATGAGGCCGCTACGAAAGTAGAATGGTGGAAAGGACTTAAGGAAAAAAAGAAAGAAAAAGAAGAAAAGAAACCGGAAGAGAAGACAGCAGAAACAAAGATAGATCCGCCTAAGCCCAAGATTAATCTCAAAAAAGATCCGGGGCCAGTTCCGCCGACACCGCCTCCTTCTGCGGACTCTAGAGTTTTGAAATTCCTGAAAACCGCAGATGTAGTAGCACCCTTTAATGCGATCAAATCCTTTGGCGAAAAGGCAGTTAAAGAAGCGGCAAAGCCGGGTGATATTGCGGATTGGAATAAAATGAATGAAAACATTGATAGTACCCTTGGTAAAATTGGAGAAAAGGCTATGGGGGCATTGCGTCCGGTAATGGATACCATTAACCAGGCACTAATCACAGACCAGTTAGCACCTATTATTGATGCTATGGCTAACGGGTTCCTGTTTATCGCAAACGTTATTTCTATGATGGTTGACGGTTTACTGTGGCTGGTTGGTGTGATTCAGGATAATTGGTCGTATGTAAAACCAATTCTTGAAGCAATCGCTATCGTGTACCTTGCCGCCATGATCGTTCAAGTCTATATGCTCGCAGCTGCGTGGCTTGTTGCTAACTGGCCTATCTTAATCGTAATAGCTGTAATTGCTGCTCTGATCCTGATTTTTCAACAGCTTGGACTGTCCGCAGCAGATGTAGTGGGAGCTATTGTCGGTGCATTTGGATATATGGCAGCCTTAATCCAAAATTTCGGGATCGGTGCGCGCAATATCTTTTTTATCGTAGGTGACTACATTATTAATGCATTTAACACTGCTGTTAACAGGGTGCAGGAATCCATGTATAACCTGGCAATGGGTACACTGAATGTTCTTTATAATATGGCAGTCGGTGCAGAAAATTTTGCCGGCGGTTTTATGAAGGTCATGGCTAAGGCGATCAGCTGGGTACTTGATAAATTTAACTCCATGATTGATGCACTGGCCCAAGTCCCTTTCTTTGATAAGCTAGGAATCAGCAGAATAAAGATAGACGTGCAGGAGCCGGAAATTCCCCATGCTGCCAGCGACAGGCTTGATATGTACCGTAAAGGTCTGGAATCTCTAAAACCTGAAACGGATAATACACCAAAGCGTCAGACAGAGCTATGGGAAATGGTTGATTATAAAGACAGCTATAACAGCTATAAACAAAAGGGGGAAGACTTCGTAAATAGCTTCTCTAATAAAGGAAGGGAAGCGGGTAAGGGCAATAAGACATGGGTTGCTTCGGCAACAGGAAATATGATGCAATCATCCGGCACGAGCTTAAACGCCAATCAAGCTGCGAATCTTAACAACGTCAACCGCGTCAACGAAGTCGGCTCGATTAACGATACGGTAGACATCTCCAGTGATGATCTGAAAATGCTGCGTGAGCTGGCGGAGCTTCAGGCGATTCAAAATTTTGTGGAGCTGACGCCGACGGTACAGGTTACAACAGGTAACATCAATAATGCCGGAGACATCGACTCCATCATTACCAAGATCGGGCAGGTGCTGCAGGAGGAATTTGTCTCAACCGCCCAGGGGGTGTATACGTAACGTGGAGGAATACGGTTTTTTCTTAAGCTTCAATAACTATGAAGAGGTCATCCGGCTGCCGGTTAACCCGGAGATGCTGGAAATCAAAGAGTCGGGAGACGGAAAAAGCTATTCGATTATCGAGCTTGGTGAAATTAATGCGATTACTTATCCGAAGCTTACGGAGCTGTCCATAGAAAGCATGTTTCCGGCCCAGTGGTATCCGTTTGTCGTCTATCCATCCAGTGAGGCTCAGGAAAAAGAAAGCCGGCTGCTTAAGCCCTACGAATATGTGGCGATGATCAAACGGTGGATGGTCAGCCGCAGGCCTATCCGGTTTGTTTTCACAGGACTGAAACAGATGGAAAGTAGTGGAGCGGGGCAGACAGGGAATATGGCTGACTGGCTTAAGGAGGCTGCAGACCGGGCTGCCCAGACCTTCACAGGCGATATGGGCATCAACATGCCTGTCAGCATCGAAAATTTCACCTGGAAGCTGAGTGCCGGAAATTCCGGAGATATTGAATACACATTAGCGCTCAAGAAATATGTCTTCTATCAGGCACTCGCAGTAAAGACCGCCGGTAACGAGGTGAAAAAACAGCAGCATCGGGCCAGTGAAAAAACAGCTGCAGCCACCTATACCATTCAAGCCGGAGACTCGCTCTGGAGTATTGCCCAGAAAAAGCTGGGCAGCGGAAGAAAGTATAAAACCCTCCAGAAGCTTAACGGTATTTCCGACAGTGAGCTTAAGAAGCTGCAAATCGGTAGAGTCATCAAGCTGGCATAGGGGGAGGAAGCATGAAGCTGCTGGTGAAAAATAAAGAAGGTCTGCTCTGGGATATCTCTGCTATAGCGACCGACATCACCTGGAAGACCTCGCGTTCTGGCAAACCTGCGACACTTGAGATAACGCTTGTAGACAGCGCGATTTATCAGCATCCCAGGTTCAACATCGGCAACGGGGATATTGTACAGTTCAGCAAGGCTGACAGGGATGTCTTTTACGGGTTTGTATTTACGATAGCAACCGGTTCAGACCGGGAGATCAAATTAACGGCTTACGACCAGATCCGCTATCTGCTGGGCAACGGAAGCTATGTGCTGCAGAATGTGACTGCAAATGAGCTGGTCACAAAAATAGCGGAGGATTACGGTTTGCAGACCGGTGTGCTTGATGAGGCCCAGTACAGGATACCATCGCTTATAGAAGATAATAAAAAGCTGCTCGATATCATTATGGGAGCCGTGGGCAGTGAGCTGCAGAACAGCGGACAGCTGCTGGCTTTTTATGATGATTTCGGGAAGCTGTCACTGCGAAATATGCAGAGCATGCTGCTTAACATCGTTTTGGGGGCAGGCCGCTATCTCTATGACTACTCGCTGAAGCGGAGCATTGATGAAGACACGTACAATACTATTTTTTTGTATAGGGATAATGAGGAGACGGGCAAACGTGAATTCTATCCGGTTACGGACAAGGAGAATGTAGCACGCTGGGGGATATTGCAGCTGTATCAGAAGGCCGACGACAAGGCGGCTGCGGCGCAGATCCGGGAAAAGGCGGACAACCTGCTTAAGCTGCATAACCGGGAAAAGCTCAGTCTGACCGTTCAGGCAATCGGGGATATGCGTGTAAGAGCCGGAAACTTCATTTATGTGCTGCTGGATGAATTCGAGACCCAGCTGTTTCTCGTGGATGAATGCAGCCATAAAATTTCAGGCGGGGAACACACAATGTCCCTCACAATAAAGGTGGTGTAGAAGCAGATGCTGGATATTATTAAAAAAGCGAGCCTCGGAGCCGTATCCAATACGAATCCGGTGGCTTTTTCTTATGGGCAGGTGACGGGGGCGGAGCCGTTGCAGATTCAGGTGGATCAGCGGTTTGTGCTGTCCGGTTCCGCACTGGTGCTGCCGGAAGCTGTTACAGAGTGCCGGATTGAGCTGGACGGAAGGCAGCTTCTGATCCGGCGGGGGCTTGAGCCGGGTGACCGTGTGCTGCTCCTGCGGATGCAGGGCGGACAGAGCTATGTTGTGCTGGATCGGCTGGTGGATCTATGATTCCGGCTATTGGCAGTTCAGGACCGATCAAGGGATTGCTTGAAGAGGATGCACCTGGACAGAGTATGATGAGCCCCAGTCTTACCTACCGGATGGACTGGGGCCTGAAGCGTATTACCGGCACTGTTGATGCCTTGGAAGCCGTCAGACAGGCTGCCATCAAGGTGCTGCAGACGGAACGTTATGAGTTTCTGATCTACAGTACAGATTACGGGACAGAGTGGAATCTGGTACTGGGCAAGGACAGATTGCTGGCCCGCGCTGAGCTGCTGCGGATTGTCAGTGAAGCCCTGCTGCAGGACGAACGGATCCGCGGTCTTGAGCAGGCAGAGATTACTTTTAATGGGGATCAGGCGAGCTTCAATTGTACTGTAGTCACGTATTACGGCAATTTTGAGCTCAGAAAGGAGCTGATAGACAGTGTATGAGGATCAGACGTATGAAGCGCTGCTTGATCGCATGCTGAATAGGGTCCCGGAAGGACTGGACAAGCGGGAAGGCAGCATTATTTATGATGCGCTTGCTCCGGCTGCGGCGGAGATGGCACAGATGTATATTGAGCTGGATGTGAACATTAATCTGCACTTTGCCGACACTGCAGCCGGTGAGTATTTGGAGCGTAGCATTTCCTGGACAGGCATCACCAGGGAGCCGGCAACCAAGGCGCAGCTTCGCGGAGAATTTTATAATAACGAAGATGAGGTGCTGGATATCCCTTTGGGCAGCAGATACTCGCTGGGGCTCTATAATTACACGGCGGCTGAAAGGCTCTCCCCGGGAGCGTTCCGGCTGGAGAGTGAGACCGCCGGAACGGCCGGCAATCAGTATTCCGGCAGCCTGCTGCCGGTGAGTTATATTCCGGAGCTTGCACGCGGGGTGATTACTTCGCTTCTAATACCCGGCGAGGAAGCAGAGGATGACGAAGCGCTGCGCCGGCGGTATTTTAATTCGGCCAGACGCCCGTCAACCAGCGGCAACAAATATCATTACATGGAATGGGCGTCACAGATTGAAGGCGTAGGCGGCGCGCGGGTCTTTCCGCTGTGGAACGGACCCAAGACGGTCAAGGTAATTATTGTCGATGCTGAGAAGAAGCCGGCCTCAGCAGTGCTGGTATCAATGGTACAACAGCATATTGACCCTGCTCCGGGTCTGGGGGAAGGCGAGGCTCCTGTGGGTGCGGTGGTGACAGTTGCTTCAGCTGCCGGTAAAACTATCACAGTCAGTGCAACAGTTAACCTGGCTGCAGGCTATACGCTGCAGGCTGTGATCAATGCTTTTCAGATCATGCTGGAGAAGTACCGTAAGGAAAAGGCCTTTGAAGCCTCGTACATCAGCCAGTCCGTCATCGGTGCTTTGCTGCTGGATACAGAGGGGGTTCTGGATTACAGCGGACTGAAGCTGAACGGCGGAACCGGTAATATTACGCTGGCAGAGAACGAAGTACCCTTATTCGCTAATGCTGTGCTGGGGGTGTAGCAGATGGGGTACCCGGAGCAGGTGGATGTGTTCAAAGAAAAGCTGAATAAAAAAGCCAGCGGCGGCAGCTATGTCGTGGAAGAAAAGCTCATGCTCACAAGCGGGGTTTACAGTGGACAGCTTACCCATGACAACATTAATAACCAAAGCATAACGGTATATACCGGATCACGCTTCAGCGGGACTGAGCTTCGTAATTTTTCGGTTTCTTTTCCGGATGAAGCGCCCTGGCGACGGATCATTAAGATTTTTGCGGAGGTTCCAGAGGTATATGTGACCTACGAAACCCCGGGTGATACCGTGGAGGCCGATGATATCAACGTTCTGCAAACGGGGCTGACCGCCGCCCAGCGCGAGATTGAACGATATAAAAGTGCGGGACTGATCGACGGCGGATCCTTTAAAAGAGAGGTGTAATATGGCACAGACGATTCAAGTAAAACGCGGCACAAAAGCAGAGCTATCCACTTATGGCGTGCTGAAGGCCGGTGAAATAGGCTTCTGTACAGACACAAAAGAAGTCTATATCGGTGACGGCACTTCCAATTCGATGGTCGGACGGGCGCTATCCGGCCCCGAGGCTTCACGTCCGGCAGCTGCTTCTGTCGGGCGATTATATTATGTAACAAGCGGGACGAACAGCGGTTATTTGTATTTTGACGACGGGGCAGCCTGGCGCCGGATTAACGCCCAGAAGCTGACTGACCTGACAGGAACAGCCGATGATATTGTTGACGGTACAACCTATGCTAAGGTGCTCAAGGCGGATATCACCTCGGGACATGTAAATAAGGTCTCTGACGGCACGAATGTCAAAACAGCGGCAGAAATTAAGACTCATCTCGATGATGCCGCAAAGCACCGTGTGATCAATGATACGGGCATAGCTATTACAGACCTGTGGTCAGCACAAAAGATCCGAAACGAGATTGAGCTGGCCAAGCATAATATCGAGCCGCAGAGCTCGGTAAAGGACCAGAATCTGACGGCTCCGCCTGCTTCTCCATTAGAAGGAGACCGGTATATCATTCCAGCCGCGGCTACCGGCATATGGGCGGGAAAAAGCAGCCAGATTGCCGAGTATCAATCCGCAGCCTGGGTGTACTACCCTCCGGCAGTGGGCTGGACCGCTTATGTGGACGATGAGCAGAAAATCTACAGCTGGAACGGCAGTGCCTGGGTGCGTACGGGCGGCGCGCTGCAGACAATCACTGCCGGCAATGGTTTAACCGGCGGAGGACAGGCGGATTCAGTGACCTTAAACATCGGTGCCGGAAGCGGCATCACAGTTACAGCCGACGCGATCGCGGTTACAGCAGGTAAAGGGATCACTGTAGATGCAAACGGGGTAGCAGCCAATATCGATGGAAGCAGCATTGTATATGACGCAGCTAACGGCAACAAGCTGACGGTAGCCAGCATTGACGGCGGCACATTCTAGGAGGCGGCAGAGATGGCACTGAAGACATTGATACAGATCCGCCGCGGGCTGGAAAGTGAGCTGGGGGTGCTTGCTGCGGGCGAGCTGGGCTACTGCACCGATACCGGCAAGCTGTATATCGGAACAGGCGGCGTGAACAAGCTGCTGGTCGCATCACAGAGCACCGGTGACATGCTGAAAAGCATCTATGACACCAACAACAACGGCAAGGTCGATTATGCGCAGACGGCAGACAGCGTAGCCTGGTCCGGAATAGCCGGCAAGCCGGATGTGTTTCCGCCTACGGGGCATACGCATGATGACAGATATCCGGTGCTGACTAATGGTGCAGTGTACGGGTTATTCCCTTCCACCTCTAGTACGATGCTGGGGAACGAGTACAATATCCTTTTGAATGCACATAAGCGTAAGGAAATAACCATAACCCAGACAGGCATAGCCAAAATTGATACTAATTCGCTCTTTGACGGCAGAGTCACACCCACTTATTCTACTCTGGGTATACCGGCAGGGACCCCTACTGTTATTACTATTGAAGGATTGCCGGAGGCTCATACCCAAACTGGCGGTGTGATCGGCTGGACCTGCCGATACTGGTATCCCTCCAAATACAAAGTTGAAGTATACGATACCTATAACGCTGCCGGGTGGCGTGTGCTCAAAGATCAAAGTATGGTAGATGCTCCGGCTAAGGAGCTAATGATCCCGCTGTATCCCAATTTCCAGGGGCAGTTCACCAAAATCAGGATTACTATTTATGACAGCAGTGTTGGAACTGCCGATGCAAGCGGTAATCGCAGGTTTGGCCTTAGTGAGATTTTTTTCTGCCATCCGGAAGCTGCTACAGTATTTCAATATCTGGATTATATGCCTAGCGGCCCGATCAGCTGGAATCAGCTCAAGGGGGTATAGCAATGGCCTACGGCGAGCATTTATACGGAACAATAAGCTATTCATCGGATCGTTCTCTGCAGGAGGGACCCGGATTCACCCTGCCGGACCTGATGAAATACCTGCCTGAATATTACCAGGGTGTCATTGAGATGGAAGAGATTCAGGAAAGCAATGGTATAGAATGCGGGCTGCTTCGCTATTTAATAGAAGATTCCGCATTACAGACCGACGTAGAATCGGCAACCTGGGGGCTGGCCCGCTGGGAGAATGTGTTGGCCTTGACTACGGACAATACTAAATCCTATGCAGCCCGCCGGGAGATGATCAAGGCGAAGCTGCGCGGAAGCGGAACGACTACACCGGAGATGATCCGGCGGACGGCGTCCGCTTTTTCAGGCGGGGATGTTGAGGTTGTAGATGTACCGGGAGAGTACAGCTTCCAGGTTCGGTTCGTAGGTACCCTGGGTATCCCGGCTAATATGTCCGGGCTAATCCAGATCATTGAAGAGATTAAGCCGGCGCATCTGGCCTACGAGTTTGTGTACAGCTATACCTGGTGGGATTCAGTCAAGGCACTCACCTGGAGAGGTGCGCATGAGCGGACCTGGAACGAGTTAAGAGTATACGAATAGGAGCGTGAACTATGAAAACTACAGGCAATCTGGGATTGAAAAAGCCAGATGGAACAGACATTGTTGATATTACGGATATCAACGGCAATATGGATATTTTGGATACTGCGGTGAAGGGCGCACAGGATCATGCAGCTGATGCAGTGAAGCATATTACTGCCGCTGAACGCACCGTCTGGAACGCCAAAGCTTCAACAGCGGCGGCAACCGCCAGTGCTGCTGGCCTTATGGCAGCAGCTGACAAAGCAAAGCTGGACGGTGTGGCTGCCGGTGCGAACAATTATGCGCATCCGGCCACCCACCCCGCTACGATGATCACTGAAGATGCTACTCACCGCTTTGCCACAGACACAGAGAAAAGCGCATGGAATGCTAAAGCCGGTACCTCAGCCGCTACTTCATCTGCTTCAGGTTTAATGAGTGCTGCAGACAAGGCAAAGCTGGACGGAGTGGCTGCAGGAGCCAATAATTACACCCACCCGAATCATACCGGGGATGTTACGAGCACTAGTGACGGGGTAACGGCTATTGCGGCTGGGGTTATTGTTGACGCTGATGTGAACAGCGCAGCCGCTATCGGCTGGGGAAAGATCAGTAAAACGGGCTCGACCCTCGCTGATCTGGCAACAAGATCTGCAGGAGACCTGAATAGCGGAACAATCGCCGCAGCAAGACTTCCGGCAATTTCCGGAGACATTACCATGGTAGCCGGAGCAGGCACAGCAGCTATTACGGCTGGAGCTATTGTCAACGCGGATGTTAACTCAGCAGCAGCAATTGATGCATCGAAGATTGGGACTGGCGTTGTCTCCAATGCGGAGTTTGCGTATTTGGATGGTGTAACCAGCGCTATTCAGACTCAGCTTAATGCAAAGGAAACGCCAGCAGGTGCACAGACAAAGGCGAATACTGCTGAGAGTAATGCCAAGGTATATACGGATGCTAAAGCGTGGCAAAAGCGCAAGCTGACTGAAGATGACGGAACTACAATTAACATCAATGGGCAAAACTTGAATAACCTGCGCGCTACAGGTTGCTTTGTAGGAACAGGTATTTATAATTCACCTGACGGTAGCTCAGCTACAAGTAACTGGTACTATGTTCAGGTTATGGCGATGAACACCAATGTGTGGGTTAAACAGATTGCAGTTAATTTATTCACCAACACTTTTGCTATGCGTACAGGTTCGGATACTAATGGAACTATTAGTTGGGGAGCTTGGAGCGCAGACCTTTTTCAATCTGTCGCTAATGGGAAAAGCAGTATCGCCTCCGCCATTAGCGGCAAGGGAGTAGCAGCATCAGGAAGCGATGATTTCGGGACGTTGGCGGCAAAGATCGGACAGATCAATACAGGGAGAAAATTTGCAAGCGGTGCTGTAAGTATGGGCTGGACAGGAGCCATCTGGACAGCAAGTGTGGGAGGTCTTGCTTTTATACCAAGAACTATTATAGCAATGGCCCCGGTTAACGGTGATTTGATAACCATTTATGATGTAACCGGAAATTTATATAGCTGGTCATCATCATCATTTAATGTAAATCTATGGGCGCAATATGGGGGATCTAATACCGGTAGCAATGATGTTACTGTCTCAGGTGGAAGCTTTACTGTACAGATGTACAGATACTCTTCAACTTATGGTGATTCAACAATGCGCTGGATTGCCTTTGAATAGGAAGGAGAATACTCATGAATATTGGAAGAAGAATTTATTATGATGAAGTAACAGGAGAGATTATCCAAGAGACAGGAGAACGTTCTGGTGATGTTATCATTACAACAGTTGACCAGGATTTCATTTTCTACAGCAAACTTTCAAAACGAGTTCGTGAGACTGTCGGTTATTTAGAATTGGAATTTGGTGACTATACCGATGATTTTAGAGAGGGACATTTGGTGGGAATTAATACTGCAGAACGGACCCCTCTCTTTTCTTATCCAGATTTCAATAAGTCGCAAAAGAATTCCTAACCTCGCTAGGGTCTCTCAATAAGTAATTAATAAGAAATCATAAATGAACGGTTGGCGGTTTGATAATCTAAAAAATTCTATTAGATTTAGAAAGGAGCGGAGGGATGAATAACAACGATATCGCTAATTTAGAAAAGCTGCTGCCGCTTGCCGATAAATACGGGCTGGCCTATATAGTGGCTTTGGTGCTGCTGGTGATTTTTCTGGTGCTGCTTAGGTCGATTGTGAAAGGGAATCTGGTACCGCGGGAGCTGCTGGAGCGTGCGGAGGATGACCGGGACCGGCTGCAGAACATACTCGACAAGGAGCGCTCTGATTTTATGGCACCGACTCTGGAGGTGCTGCAAAGACTGAAGGTTGACCACGCTGCCGAAGAAGTAAACGAGGAGAACAGGGGGAGATAACGTGCTGAGCAAATGGATCAAGCGGCTATCACCCCTGCATCGCGCCAGGGAAAAGGAGCTTGCCCGGGCTGCTGGCCGGGTGGCCTTATCCATCCACAGATACAAAGATGTCTCACAGGACATTCAACAGGAAATCAGAAATAACGGGTTTGCCGAATTTTTAATTTATGACCGGGGTGTAGACGATGGGCATAATTGATGTTGTTTTATTAATGGCATATTTCATTTCGTTTGTTTGTGCGCTGCTTCTAATGGTTGCGCTTTTTTTGTATTTCCGCCGGAGAATCCGGGCAAGGGTAATCAGCTTATTTATGCTGGCAGCATTCTTTTTCCTGGGGGCATATACAGCGAAAATGGCTGTGGCCTTCTGGCTCAGATTCAGCAGTGCAGCAGGTACAGATGCGGTGCTGGCTTCGCTCCAATCCTATGCCTGGGCAGTTGCCCAGACGGGTACAACACTTGGCTTAAGTATTCTGACTGTGCTGATGTATACCAGACGGAGGGATTTGTTCATTGTACTTTCAGATTTGAAAAAGGGAGGTGCCATACATGCTGACGCTGGCTCAGATCAAAGCTAAATCAGCCGCCCGCCTAAAAGGATTGCATCCGGCTGTGTCCGCCGCCGCGGATAAGCTGATTGAACACTGTTACACATGCGGTGTACCTGTTCTGATAACTCAGGGACTCCGCACCTTTACCGAACAGGATAGGCTGTACGCCCAGGGACGTACTTCTGCTGGTAATATCGTTACCAATGCCCGGGGCGGCTATAGCTTCCATAACTACGGGCTGGCGGTTGATTTTGCGCTGCTGCTGCCGGACGGCTCCAGTGCATCATGGGATATGAAGCGTGATGGAGACCGGGACGGCACAGCTGATTGGCAGGAGGTTGTACAGCAGGCTAAGGCACTCGGGTTCGAATGGGGCGGAGACTGGAGCAGCTTCAAGGATTATCCTCATTTTCAGATGAGCTTTGGCTTGACGATTGCAGACCTGCTGGCAGGGGTCCAGCCCGCTCCGTCTGCAGTTGATGCAGTGTACAAGCTAATCACTACAGAGGAGGAGCACGGGGTGAAAAACACTGTATCGGCTATAGTGAACGTCAACGGGTGCAAGATTGCCGAGGGATATATAAAGGCAGGGGTTACCTATGTGCCTGTACGTGCTATAGCAGAAGCGTTAGAGGCAAGAGTAAGTTATAACGCTGCGACCCGGACGGTTGAAATTACAAGCAGCCGGTAGATGAAGCAGATTACTGCTCTAATTAGAGTGAACATTTATATGGAAGGAATGAGCTTATGGTACACAGTGATATTTTGGATAACGTGATGACCTTTGCGTCAGTACTGGCCGTATTTGTTCTTGCGCTGGTGCAGCTGATCAAAAATAATATTAATCTCCCGCGGAACGCCATTCCGTTTGCAGGTCTTGCGATAGGAATGCTTATAGGTACTGCCGCATATCCGTTTACTGAGCTGGATATCGTCCTCAGGCTATGGGCGGGCGGACTTGCCGGCTTATCGGCTACAGGCTTATTTGAACTGGCTTTTAATTACCGGACAGGATATACAAAAGAGTAA